AATATGTCTCTTTCCATTAAAGAGTCCTCATATACAAGTTTCATTGCATTATATTTCTTTCTGAATTTTCTTTCTGCGAATATTTCGCTTATTTTTAACATTTAATTTCACTCCTCTTTTCTCTAAGTTTCTAGTAAACATAATTTTCTTTCTTGCTTTTTCGTTTTCTTCTTCGTTTGCATATATTATTTCTCCACACATAAAGCAAAACTTGGTTTTGTAGATTTCCGGTATACCTACTTTTGCATTACATCTAGGACAATATCTATATATCTTTTTAGGCTCTGCATTTGTTATCTTGGTATACCAATAATCGTCTTTTGTTCTAGGTTTTCTCATAAGATTTCCAACCACCCCATATAAATCGTCTGCTTTCCATTTAAACATTTAAAACTCCTCTAGTTTCTTAATAATGTTTTCTTTTGGTGTTTGTAAGTAATAGTCCATTACTGGTCTATATGCTCTTTCTAGTTCTTCTTCTGACATTGCATAGTATTTTTGTTTATCGATTGGCTCTTTTCTAGTTTTTAGGCTTATATTGTTTATAAAGTCTATCTTCGAACATCTACGATGATGTTTTTCAAAGACGTTCCAATCATCTCCAACAAGAATCAATTTCCCACATAATTCGCATTGAATATATACTGGCTCTGCTACTGGCTCACTTATCTTTTGTGCATTTCTTATTAGTGTTGTAATTAGTGGTGGCTGATCGTGTTCTTGAAGTAGGTATTTATCAAAGCTATCGTATATGCTCTCTGGTGTATAGTCTTTTAAAAATCTAAACCACTCTGCTACTTTTGCGTCATCATAACCAAAGTTGTTATAATGTTTCTTTATTCTTTCAAATAAAAGCATTATATCTTTTGTTTTCATTATTCCTCCTCGTCTAGATAAGATAGTCTCTTACACATCTCATCAAATTCTTTTTGCTTATCTATTTTTTTAGTATTTCTCTTTTCCCATAATCTAACGGCTGCCTTCCAATCTTTCATTTTAGTTTTGCCTACAAGCCAGCCTTTTGACTCGTAATAGTCAATGAAGTATTCTGCGTCTACTGTATTGTTTCGTTCTATACAGTATGCTTGTACTTCTGATAATGTAGGTTTTTTAAAAACTTTCTTTTGTAATAATAATTTATTATTATTATTTTCTTTATTATTAATATTCTTATTATTATCTTCACCTTTTTGAATATCACCCTCATATCTTTTTGAATATGAGGTGGTATCTTTTTGAATATCACCTATTCTTATTATTCTTTTTTGTATTTCTTTGCCTTGATATTCGTAATTAATAAATATGTAATTCTTATTTTTTAAATGCCTAAGCCATATTGCTATTGCATTAGGTTGCACTCCATACAATTCACTAAAATATTTATTGCTTGCCCAACACTCACCAGTATTTTTTGCTAGTGCAGTAATTTCTCCATATAACAATTTTTCGTTTGCTCTTAGTTCGTTATCGTATCTAACATTTGCAGGTATTACTGCATAGTAATTAGGTTTTTCTTCCATGTTTCCTCTCTTTCTTTACTAAATTGATTTTTTGAGAGATTTGTGCTATTATAAAGTTGTTGCTTTATAAAAGAGTTTCTCTCTTTCGTTTAGTAACATTTGTATTTTTATTGAGTGCCGTAAGGTGCTCTTTTTTGTCTTATTTGCTACTTTTTGTTGCATACTCTTTAAAAAAAATAAGGATATCTTCATTAAATACATTACCGACTTTTATAATTGTATTTAGGTCTAAATCTACTGGATCGTTCTCCCACTTGTTGTAAGTAGCTCTAGATATCTTTAACTTCTTTGCTGCTTCATCTTGGCTTAATTTGGCTTTAAATCTCAACAATTTTAAGTAGTCAGATAGTTCAGCATTTAAGTTTGACTCCACTTTATTCACCTCCTTGACTATACTTAAATTATATGCTACATTTTGTTGCAAGTCAATACATTTTTTACAATTTGTAGCAAAAAAAATTGTAATTTGTGTAAAACTATTATAAAATAAGGGTGCAAAGGGGTGATATAATGTCATTTTTTTCTAGTAATTTGAAAAAATTAAGAGGAAATAGAAGCCAACAAGAAATAGCAGATGACTTGCACGTAACTAGGCAAGCATATACTTCTTGGGAAAATGGAACTAGAACTCCTAAGATTTCACAAATAGAGAAAATTGCCGATTATTTTGGAGTAGGTATTGATATAGTTGCTAAAGATTATGAGCAAATCAATTCTCTAGATGAAGATGAAATAGAAAAATTGATAAAACAAATAAACAATTTAAAGACAGTTGATAATGAAGGTAAACAAGCCTTGTTATCTGTTTTAAACATTTTCAGAGGTAAAGATGATAACAAAAAGAACTCCAACTAAAGATGGTAGAAAGTATGTCTTTAGAATTAAGTATAAAGATATATACGGCAAAACAATACAATACGAATCTCAAAAGTACATGACACTAAAGGAAGCTAAGGAACAGGAAGCTATATATAGATTAAAAGTATCAGAAAACAAGATAAATCGTAGTAATGTTACTTTTAAAGATATTAAACTAGAATATTACGAGTACATGAAGCCTAAGATAAAGCCACAATCAATCGTAAAGTACAAAACATTATATTCTTATTTAGAGCCAATAGATGACCTAAAAATAAACGATTTAGACCTCGCTATATATAATAGGTTATTCAACGATATAAATAATAGAGAACTAACTCCAGTATATAAGAATAAAATACTAGGTATGCTACGAGCTTTGATTAGATACTCTAACAAATACTACAATACAAGTGATGAGATGTTAAAGTTTATTGAAAATGTATCTACAATAAACACAAAGAAAGAAATGGACTTCTACACGTATGATGAGTACACAAAGTTTCGTTCAGTAATAGATGATCCGGAGTGGTTATTATGGTTTGATATGTTATACTTTTTAGGTCTCAGAAAAGGAGAATTGCAAAGTATCTCATTTTTAGACATTGACTTCATAAAAAAAGAAGTTAGTATCAATAAGACACTAACTACTAAATTAAAAGATACTGAATTTTATATTTCCTCTCCAAAGACTAAAAATTCAAATAGAATATTACCTATTCCAGATAGAATTATAACACAACTAAAGCAGCAATTAAACAAATACAAACAATATTCTAACTTCTCAATGAAATGGTTTGTGTTTGGTGGTATATCTCCATTTAAAGATACTAATATATCTAACAAGAATATTATGTATTCTAAACGTGCGAATCTTCGTACTATCAGACTACACGATTTTAGACATAGTTGTGCTAGTTTGCTCATCAATCAAAATATGCCTATTACATTAGTATCACGATACTTAGGACACGCTAAGACTTCTATTACATTAGATACATATTCACACATGTATAAGAGTGATTTGAATACACTAACCGATTACATAAATAACCTAAAAATCTAAAAAGGTGGTGTGATAGGTGGTGTAGAACACTAATAAAATAAAAAAGCCCTTGATTTACAAGGGTTTTATTGTCTATTGGTGGAGCCGGGGAGAATTTTTAAAGCCTTTAGTAACTTTCATTTTCCCTTATTTTTCAAGGGTTTCGTATTCTCAAACTCACACCGCTAGAGCCATTTTCACTCAAAAGGTGGTGTGAAAGTGGTGTGAAAATTATCTCTCTATTTGTTGGTATAAAAAGTTCTTAATTTGTTCTAATACTCTATCAATATATTCTTTTTGTATTTCTTCTGGTGTTACTTCTTTTGGTAGTATATCTTCCCAATCTTTGTTATATGCGATCCACATATCTTGTACTTTGTACCAAGTATAACCATCGGCTTCAGTTTTTCCGTCAATGTTGTAATACCCCTCGTTCATATAACCAAGTATTTCGCCATTTAAAGATGGCTCTTTTCTTGCTCTTAATTCAGGTACTTTTACTTTTAATTGGTCTACTTTTGTATTTCTTTCTACTGGTTTACCTACTTTTTCCATTTTTGGAACCTCCTTAAATTTATAACCTTTTGCGTCCATTATATTAACGCTACCGTCTACATAATATGCTTCATCTGGCAATAGTGATTTTTCATAAGTAAAGCACCATTTACCATTACTATTTTTTAAAAAGCCATAGTATTTACCTATGTTTGCAGTAATATGAAAATGATTACCAGAAGCTTGTCCGCTAGTTCCTTCTCTAAATAACTTTTGTCCTACTTTAATAACTTGTCCATTAGATAATTTACTCCAATCATCATAGTTTAAGTGTGTAACAGTAACTTCAAGTATTACATCGTCTTCTTTGTAAGGAATATATACTTTGTGTGCAGTTTCTAGTCTTGCTGAATAACCACTGCTTTGACTACCTAATTTTTCTACTATCTTGTATTCGTTTTTAGCAACAAAGTAGTCTCTACCACCGTCTTTACCTGCTTCGTCCCATGGTTTATCACTATAATTAGCGTCAGGTTTCCAATGTGCTAAATGGTTTCCTTCATCGTGCCTTTGAGTTATACGCATATAATCAAAGGGGTATATAGCATATTCTTTCATTATTCCTCCTTATTTGAAACAGCTTTTTGACCTAATAAGTAAACAGAAATTGCACCTGCAATAACTATAAGAGTTTTACTAATTTGATCTCCATAAGGTATGTCCCATATTGGAGTTATACCAATAATTATTGCATTTAGAAAGTTGATTCCATTTACTACATACTTCATTATTTTTTTGAATTTCTCCATTTTAGTCTCCTTTCTGTATTTTTTTAAAATGCGTCTACGTTCTTTGTAATATTCTTCAATAAGTTTTTTATTTTTATCGTCCATAACATTACCCCTTATACCACTTGTATAACATAAAAAAGTTGGCAAAAATTGGCAAAAATAAAAGAAGAATTAATCTTCTTCTTTAAACATGCTACCTATATTGTTATGCTCTACCATAAACATACTAAACAATGTATCACTTACTTGCATATATTTGGCTTTCATTTCTTCATTATCACACTCTTTTGCCATCATCTTCCATTTGTAAGCGTCTACCATTAAATCAAGTGTTTGTTTAGCATATCTCTTAAAGTTGCATACTTTTTCTTCATACTCTATCATTTCTTAGCACCTCCTGTTGTAGTTTCTGTTCCACGTTTGTTCAAATTACAACAAGTTAGTATTACAAATTGTCCATCAGTATAATTGCTATTTTGGTTTCCATAACCAATTGGGTAGCTTACTCTACGATTTAATTGGTTTGCTAATACTTCATTACCATATTTACATAGTACTGGTACATTTGTGTTTCCTACTTGTATAAATACTGGGTAGTTTGCAGTTGCTTCTGGTATATTACAAGCAATTACTAAACGATAATTAGCAGTATTTACTAATGTTTTGATAGTTTGATTAGGTATTAAAACAACGTTGTCTGTTCCTGTTGTTAAGTTAGAACATATAATAGTATTACAATTCATAAATATCTCTCCTTTCTTTTAAAAAAGACTAGACTTATTGTCTAGCCATATAAGTCATCTATATTAGTATAGAGAAGTTCCACACCCATAACCATAATAACAAGGTGGTTTAGGAGCAGTTGTTGCTAAATTACTTAAAATATTGTCTGTAATTTGAGCAGTTTGTTTTAGATTGCTATTTTCTCCACGTAAAATTGTGATAGTGTCAGAAAGTGAATCAATCTTGTTTTGCATTAACATATTTCTAGTTGCTTGGTTTTCTTGTACTACTAAATTACCAATAGAGGCGATACTATTTGATAATTGTTGTGAAGCGTCTTTCATTAGTAAAGCGTTGTCATACTTACCAATTAAAACATTATCGTTTAAAGTTGCTACTTGCCCAGAAATTCCTCTAATTGCATTGTCAGTAGTTTGGTTGTATAATCCCATAGTTAAATCAGCATTTGTTAAAGCTGCTACTGATCCATTACCACCAAAACCGAAACCATTACCATAACCAAAAATACCTGCTATGATTAGTAAACCAATTAGTCCACTCCAATCTAAACCAATTCCAGTTTGTCCGTTCATATTTCCTCCTTTCCTATATCAACTCTATTTTGAGTTAATAACATTGTTTATTTGTTGCACTTGTTCATCACTAACATTGTATTGCTTTTGTAAATCTTTTAAAGCCTGTTCTCTGTTAGGGTTATTCAAAAACGCTTGTGCCATTTGTTTTTGTTGTGGTGTCATCATATTCATTATCGCTTGCATAGGGTTACCACTTTTTAATAATTGTTGTATTATGTTTATATTCATTTTTTCTCTTTCAACTCCTTTTCTAATTGTTCAATTCGAGCTTTTAATTCTTCATTTTCAATTTGCTCTGGTGTTTTAGGTATCTCTATCTTGTATTCCTTAATATCGCCATTTACTTCTTTAATCGTTAATAAGGCATTTTCAAGGCATATAAACGCAGTTTTTCTTGTAACGATAATTTCGTTTGGATCTTCGTCTTTTGATAGCATACGAGCCTCAAAATCAAGTTGTGTGCCTACATTAAACACGTTCATTGGTTGTTGACAACTTTTAAGCATATCGTCTATTTCGTTTCTCTTACGCAATAGATTATCTACCATGTAATTATTCATAATTCCTCCTT